ACAACTGCTGATCGTGTCATCATCAGCAACCGCACGTTGCAGGTGATTGAGGTGCGGACTATTGAGCAGGACAACGAACCAATTACCTACGAGTTGATTTTGAGGGACTGATGGCACGCACCATCCGCGTTGGTGATATTGGTGATTACGTCAACCAGCAGATGGAAAAGTTGCTGCGTGCAGCGGTGTTGGAAACTGACAGCCTGCTCAAGCAAGCCAGCCCAGTCGATACCGGCAGATTCCGCGCCAGCTGGCAGGTGGGTGAGAATGCAGCGCCTGGCACTGGAGCGCCGGAGGGACAGTTTGATGCAGGAAAAATCCGCAAAACATCCAAACGAGGCAGAACTGCTCAGGAAGTCCTGCCCATACAGCGCATTGGTTATCAACAAGAGAAAGTCGGCAACATCTACTCTGTTCACAACAACCTGCCATATGCCGAGCCTTTAGCAGGTGGTAGTTATCCTCCATCATGGGGCGGTCAATATCGCAGCAAGCAAGCCGAGCCCGGCTGGGTGCAAGGCATTGCCAAGGATGTGCAGACTAGAGTACAAACAGCAGCAGCACGCATCGGTCGCGAATCATGACAAGCACCTACAACGACATCCGCGCTGCCATCGAAGGTCGCGTTGCAACGCAAATGGCAATCAGCCCGGCCTATCCGGTCAGTTACCAGAACGTGCCATTCACGCCGCCTAACAACACACCGTGGCTGCAGGTGTTCATTCGTTTTGGCGACAACAACTATGCCACGCTGCTAGCGCCTTCGACCGGGTTCAATCAGCAGAATGGCGTGTTGACCGTCAATGTATTTACGCCGTTAGGTGCTGGCACTGCTGCCAATTTCACAATTGCTGAGCGGGTCAAAGACCTATTCGACCGGCAAGTCGTTAGTGACATTCACTTTGATGCAGCCTCTGGCCCAGCGCAAGTCACGCCACCAGCACCTGCGGCCTACTACCAGACACAGTTGACAATCACTTTTCAGGCGTATGTAGACTGACGGTAGTTTTTACGCTGACTGATGTCTGCCACCGTACTGTCCGGCACAGCCGGGGCGCTCTACTACAAGCCTGCGGGCACTATCGCAACTTTTGCCGAGACTGGCGTCAATGCCACCACTGACGTGATCACCGTTGCGCCGTTCCTCGGCTTCAAGGTTGGTGATCCGGTGCAATTCAGCGTAATCAACGTAAATACTGGTGCTGCGGGCACAGGCACACTGCCAGGTGGAATTTCTGCTGCCACCACCTACTACGTCATCGGGTACACCGCAGCCACTGGTGCGCTGCAAGTGTCTGCCACGCTAGGCGGCTCCACTGTTGCGATCACCGACGACGGCACCGCCGTAACGCCTAACGCATTTCAAGTTGCCTACGACAGCTTCGTGTCAGTAGCTGAGGTGCGCGAATGGTCGTTTGAGGTAACCCGCGAAGAGATCGACGTTACCGTCATCGGTCAAGCGGCTGGTCAGACTGTACCATTCCGCCGCTACATCAGTGGTTTTGCTGATGGTTCCGGGTCTGCCACCATCTACACCACCAACGAAGATACCAGCATCGCTAGCCGCTTGGTTGCTGATGTGCTCCAGCGGGAGCAGGAAGGTGCAACGATGAAGCTCTACATCGACCGGGTGGTGAGCGGCGGCAGTGTCAGCGACACTCTGAGCCGTTCGATCACGGTGCCCGTCATCCTGACTGCTGCCAACTTCACGGTCAATCCTGATGACGGCCAGTCGATTGAAGTGTCGTTCCGCCCGAGCGATGCGCCTACGTTTGACCTGTCCAAGAGCTGATTGTAGCGGCCCCGGTTGACGCCGGGGCCTTTTTACACTTACAGTAGAGCCACATTTGTGAGTCACTCATGGCTGCTGGGAATACGATGAGAGCACTGGATCGGCTGAAAAAAGCTGCCAATCTTGCTCCTTCTAAGAAATCAGTCACACTGAGCGATGGCGGCGAGCTTGAGTTTTATTGCACTCCGCTGACGATGGCAGAGCGCGAAAAAGCTCAGAAGACTGCAAACAGCGAAGACGCAACCGCGTTTGCATTACAGTTGCTAATTCAGAAGGCAAAGGATGAGAACGGTCAGCCTTTGTTCGTTCCTGGCCAAATCGCCGAACTCAAGAATGAAGTGCGAGATGCGGATCTCCAGGCACTGATGCTGGCTGTCATCAAGAATGATGAAGCCGTAACCGAGGAAGAAGCAAAAAACTAGTCGCCCAGGTCAAGCGTGACATCCCGCTGCGGCTCTTAATGCGTGTTGCGCGTGACTTGGGGTACACGCTATCTGAACTCTCGCAAAAGATGACGCATGAAGAGTTTCAGCTGTGGACGCTTGTCTTTCAGGCTGAAGCCGAAGAGCAAGAAGAACTAATGCGTAAATCTCGACAACGGTAGACTGTACACAAAGCTGTGTAGCTGATGAGCGTTGTAGCAAATGTAGCGATCAACGTAGACAGTAGCAGTGCTGTCCAACAGTTGAAAGCTGTAGATGCTGCAGCCAAGAATCTAAATGGCGGATTGCAGGGGGCTGCGGCTGGTGCTTCAGGTCTGGTTGCATCGCTGACGGCTGCCATTGCTCCATTATTGGCGGTAGGCACTGCAGTCGAAGTCTTCAGAAAGACCACAACAGCAGCCTTTGAGCGTAGCCAGGCAGAGACTCGACTAAAGGCACTGACGGCGGCATATGGGGAAACCAGTCAAGCGACTGTGTTGGCCACGACTGCCTCCAACAAATTTGGGCTGACGCAGACTGACGCGACTAAGGCAGTTGCAGATGTTTATGGCAGATTACGGCCATTGGGATTCAGCCTGAAGGAAATCAGCGGAGTATATGAAGGATTCAACGTTCTGACCAAGCAAGCCGGTATCAGCAGTGCTGAGGCTGGTTCGGTGTTTACCCAGCTGTCGCAAGCTTTGGGTTCTGGAACGCTACGAGGTGATGAATTCAACCGGATGGCAGAGTCGATGCCTGCCATCTTGGGTCTTGTCGCAGAAGAATTGGGTGTTGCTCAGGGCCAGCTGCGAAAAATGGCCGAGAATGGCCAGATCACGTCCGATGTTGTTGTAAAAGCGCTACAGAAGGTGGCAGCTGAAGGCGGCAATCTAGACAAGTTCCTAGATCCATCCGCAAAGGCCATGAATGATCTAGCCAAGAATTCGGAGGATGCTCAAGTCGCGATTGGCAAACTGCTTGCACCAGTGGCTCTCTCTGGCATGAAAGCACTATCTGAAGCAGCGAAATTTGTAGCCGACAATCTTAAACAGATCGTCCAGGTGGGTACGTTCCTGGGAACTTTTGCAGCAGTCATAAACGGCACTGCTCTAGCTACGAAGGCATGGGCCATCGCGACTGCGGGACTGGCCGCTGCTCAGAGGGCGGCGGGGATTGCAGCAGCCTTTTTGCAAGGCGTCATGAATCCGGCAAGCTTGGCAACCACCGCGCTTGCCCTAGGAGCTGCCACTGCAGCTGCGGTTGCGCTCGGAAATGCTATGGGCGAGAGTGGAGTCCAGGCTGCTGAAGCCAAAGAACAACAGGCAACCGTGAGCGTGGAAGTCGATAAGCAAAGACAGAGTCAAGAACGAATCAAGCAAGAACTGCAACTCCAGACACAGCAACTGACTGGCCAATTGCAGGCCTACGCGGCCAATAGGGCGCAGATCGAGGGGCAGATCGCCGCCATGGAACGTAACGCTTCCATTGCAAGTGCAAGATATACAGCAGAAAAAGCAATTCTCGACCTGAAAGACAATCAATTGCAGCGCGAATATGGTTTGGCAACCACTGCACAACGGCGCTATCAGATCGCAACACTGATATTTAAAAATGCCATAGCGATTGCGCAGGTTGAGCGGAATCAAGCGCTTGAGCAGATCAAGCTAGATGCCGAAAAAATCAAAAATCAGATCGCGCTGCAGAAGCTCAAATTCTATGAGATTCAGGCTGAAGGAGAGTTGCAAATACTGAAAGCCAAAGATGCGCAAGATGCCGCAACAAAACGGATTTTCTCTTCATCTTTCTCTCTTTTTCCATTTTCTTC